CTAGACGAAAACGGGTTGTCCCGGTCAATGATCTGCGAGTGCTTCCAAAACCGCTGCCGCTTGGCGGTGAGCAGCGCAACAGCCGTCTCGATCTGCGCCTCGGTGATTCCGGCATCGGAGCACGCCTGCACCAGTTGCCATTTGCTGACCGTCGGGCGAGGGTCGAACGACGGCACGTCCGCGGCGGTGTAGACGTAGATCGTTGCTTTCGCCGGAACGACCTGTACAAGCGCTGCATCGCCCGCGAGAACTGCGGCAGCACGGGCGGCTTCGGCGTCGGCCTCGCGGCTTGGTCCGGTAAATGTTAGTTTGGGCATGGATCAGGCTCCATAGGTGGCAAATGCGTTGTAGCTAACGAGAATTGCGCAGGCCGTGTTAGCCGATATGCTCATGGACACGGACAGGGTTTTGTCGACGTCGGTGTCGATTGCCGTAAACTGGTATGTGGCGGACGAGATTGTTGCATTGGCCGTCGCTCCGACGCCAAGAGGGGCGGAGCCTGGCGACCGGGTATTGATTTGCGCTTGCGCTGTGCCCGCATTGCGCATCGTGGTTATGAATTCCGACACTGGGTTGAACGTTGTATTGGCCTGCGCGATCTTTGTCCCGCCGACCCGGGTAAAAAAATACTTGGTACCCGTCGCATTGCCCATTAAAGACCAGTACGACTGTAGCAGCCCTGATTTTCCGAGGGCTCCGCCGGAAAGGTGAAACCCGTCAGGACCAACGATTTCGGACGTTGTTGATGTAAGCCATCCAGATAGGTTGGTTGGGAAAGCTGTTGGAGTGGCAGGGCCAACGGTCGGGCCTGACAGATAGGTGTTGGTATAGACGATTCCGGCGGTGTCGGTTGACATCGTTGCCCAGTACCAGCCGGCAGGGTAGATGCTGCCGCCGAAACTGGCAGGCAAATACATCCAAAAACCGTTTTTGAGGTAGTAATACCCATTGGCGATGATCGCGGCGGATAGCGTGAATGCGCCCGCGCTGCCGGTGAATTGCAGGCCATTGGCGGCGCCGTCTCCTGGCGGGATGACGAACGGGACGTTAGAAACGACGACTTGCTGCGGAATCCCGCCAATGTCTTTGTGGTCGGCGACGTGGTTTGCTCCTGGATCGCTGACGCCTGGCGCACGATTGGCTGGAGTCGCGCAACCGCGCGTTACCAGATCAGCTTCAATATCCGCGGCGAGCGTTTGCGTTGTTCCACTGGCGAGGACGGAGCCGCCGACGCGTACGGGTTTGGTCAGGATAATCGTCATGCGGGTTGTTGCTCCTGTTTGGGGTTCAGTGGGGAGGCCGGTGGCGCGGTCAGGTCGATGCCGTATTGCCTGGCCAGCGCTTCCTCGGTCTGCAGATCGTCGAAAATCTCTTCGATGTCGCGGCCCTGCTCGCGGGCGATGCGCGAGCGCGAGGTGATGCGCAGGGCGATGCCTTCGCGGGCGGTCTCGACATCCTTGAGCGGATCAACCCAGGCCCAGCCGCGGAACTGCCAGGCGTGCGCCGCGAACTTGTCGGCCTTGATGATCGGCAAAGCGGCGCCGTTGTCGAGCAGGATGGCGCCGTTGAGCAGCGAGAAACGCAGCCAGTCGGCGAAGATCGGTTCGAGCCATGCGGCGGCGAACCAGTTCTGGCGCTTCTTCCATTCGTCGCGCGCACTCAACAGTGCCGCACGGATGCTGCTGAAATTCACGGCCTCGTAGTCGTTGCAGAGTTCGGGGTAGCTGGCGCCCGGCAGGCCGCTGGCCATGCGCTGATTGGCGATTTTCAGGAATGGCCCGAAAACCTCGTTGGGGTATTTGCTGTCGACGGTGCGGATGTCGTAGCCGGTCGGGATGGTGTCCCAGGTGCCGGCGGCACTGGTCACAATGCGGGCGCCCTCGTTGCCGTCCTCGTCGGTGGTCTCGTTGCCGATCGGCGGTGCGCTGCCGTCCGGCGACACGAAAAACCCGAGATGGTCGGCGCCGTGCTTGGCGGCCACCAGCGCCGAGAGCGCAAACTCTCCGGAGTAGTACATGGAGAGGATCGCCGCATGCCCCCACGGAATCCCGCGGCGCTGTTCGGCACGCTGCGGGATGAATCGGTGCAGCACAGCATCAGCCGGCACGCGCTCGGCATTGCGGGCGCTGGCCGCGGTCATCTGGCCGGTGGTGAAATGGTACGCGACTGCGCGGCCGTTGGAGTTGATTTCGACGCCGGCGACGATGGCATTCTGCGTGCCGTCAGCGGTGCGATTAAGCCAGGTCGCGAGGCGGTCGACGTCGAGCAGTTGCAGCGAGTAGCCCCACTTGTTGCCGGCGGCCTTGCCGTACTTCGGCAGCACCAGCGCCTCGCCATCGCGGGCGGTGCCGCGCACAATCGCCTGGCACAGGCCGGCCCACGAGTAATGCCCGGAGACCTCGCAGACACCCGGCTTTCCCCATTCCGCCCAGGAATTGACGATCGCCGTACGTGCGCCAGTGTCCGGGCTGCCGGGGGCGTTATCGACCAGCGAAACGAGGCGCGGCGCGGTCTCGCCGACGATGTTCGTTTCGGCAATGTCGAGGTAATTCCTCATGAAATCGTTGTCGAATTCGAGTTTGCGCGACCGGCTGCGCAACGCGTCCAGGTCGTTGCGCAGCTCGTCGTCGATACGCTCGGCGGTGAGCCGCCAGCTTTCGGTCAGGCGGTTGAGTTGTGCGGCGGCAAATCCCCGCGGCTGCGGTGCCGGCGGCGGGGTGCGGCGAAAGATGTTGCGGATCTTGTCGGCGATGGTCATCAGAACCTCAACTGCACGCGGCCGGATTTCCTCGGCCCGACGGATTCGCGGACCTCGCGGCGGTAGCGGTCACGCAGCAGGAGCAGGTCGGGAATCGACAGGCTCTTGAGCTGCTTGTCGCCGATCTGGTATTCCGCCACCCCCATGTCGCGCGACTCGATCCAGGCTTCGAGCGCATCGAGCGTTTTCTGTGCGTGCGTTCTGGCGTCGAGGCCGCTGGTCGCGGCGGCGAAGCTGGCGAGGATTTGCAGCACGCCGACGGCGTTGGTGTAGGTCTTGCCGGCTTTGGTGGCGCGCTCCTGCCAGGTGTAGGTGCCCGGTGACCACGCGGCGGTGGTGGCCAGCGGCACCTCGACGACGTGGTCGGCGCCGTCGGCGCTGGCGTTGATGGTGATCTGGCTGCCGGACTTGACGAGGACGTAGCTGAGGGTCCAGCCGTCGCTGGCCGGAAAGTAGGACAGCGAGCGGCGCCAGGTGACGGTGTCGCCAGCCCGCAGCGTGGCGGGTACGGCGGTCGGGACAGGATAGGTCATGCGAGCGTTTTACGCTCGCGGTGTCACGTGGTTAAGGCGGGGGGGGTGACACGTCAGGAGCTGCAAAGAGACTATCCAAACATACCATTCATACTTGCCTTGAACCTTGCCATGCATACCCGAATAATCTTGTTTCCTCAAAAGTCGGTGCTGGCGGTACGCCGTATAACACGTCGCTCAACCCGGACGCAGGCGATAAAGCCGCCTGCGCCGGTTAGCTAGGCGTTATGCCTCTTGTTCCAGCGCTCGCGAAGCAGGTCGGTCACGTCATCCATCAGCGGGTAAATCAGCCCGCTGGCCGCGCCGCATGCGCTGCTAGTGCATTGCACGCACTGCGCGCCAATGCTCGGGTCGTCGGTCTCGCCGGCAAGCGTGATGATTTCCGCTTCCGCGCCACAGAATGGGCACGGCTTGAGCCGGTCGCTGTCGTCAATCAGGTGGTCCATGTCGTTTCTCCGTTGTTTCCGCCGAGGCATAACCCGGCGGTCAAAGCGGACGCCTGCCGGCTGCGCCGTCAGTCGCCCTTTACCTCTGCGATATCCGTTAGTACTCCAACAACTTTGGCATCAGTCGGCAGCTGAAATACTGTTTGGAACATTTCTGGACTAATTTCAAGAATTGCAGATTTCATTTTTTATCTCGGCGATGGTTGGTTGGTGGGTGACACTCGGGCAACTCGATAGACGTGCTGCCGGGAAACGCCAAAGCGCTCAGCCACCGCGCTGGCCGATGCGCCGGCGGCGAGTGCGGCGCGCATGGCGTCGTGTTTCTGCAGGCAGTCGAGCGCCTG